AATGACTTAGGCAGAACTGCTCCTGTATATACCTTCAATAATGCTGGTCCAAGAACTGTTCAAATTTCTATTCCACTACATAGAGACATTATGGATGATATTAATACTGGCATCAGCAACTCTAAGCTTGGTGAAGGCGAAGACTATGTTGATAATTTACTTAAAGCACTACAAGCTATTGCTTTACCAAAATATAATGTAAAAAATAAACTTGTAGAACCACCACTTTTAGCATTACGTCTTGGTAATGAGATATTTATTAAAGGTGTACTATCTAGCGATATTGGCCTTGATTTTTCAAAACCAATTCTTTCTAATGGTAAATATGCCCAAGTAAACCTTTCGTTATCTATTTCTGAGGTAGACCCTTATGACTCAACTACTGTATTTAAAAATGGTGGATTTAGAGGCGTAGTGCAAAGTTTAAAAAAGGGAATGAATATTGAGGACTAGCATATGGATGATTTAAAAGATAAAAGATATGCATCATTTGACTATACTTCTAGGTATACAGGTGTGCCTTATTATTATAATAAAAGAGATAATAGGGAAATTTTTGGATTAAGTAAGAATCTACTTAAAAATACAAATTGGGTTGCACATAAAGTAAAGCCAACAGATACACTAGATTCACTAGCGCTTTCATATTATAATAACCCAACATATTGGTGGGTTATTGCTTACTTTAACGATATACAGGATGCATTTATAAAATTGAGTGATAAGTTCTCGATTATTAAAATACCACCAATTAATAGTATTGAATTTGGAGATATGAGATAATGGCTTTTAAAGATGAAAGACGTTCTTTGTTAGCATCTGGGGCACGTGTTCAAGTTCCTTGGATTAAAGTAACAATTGGTAAATATACGTTTGGTGTTTACAGTCGCACTGAAATTGGAAAACGTGATGACCAAGGTTTTTATTATACTGCCTATAATGTGCAATATCCAAATTATGTACAAAGCTTAGACATAACTAAAATAAATGGCCAGGTAAACCAATATACTTTATCTATAAGATATGCTGTAAAGCAAACAGATGACCCAAATTTCTTTGAAAAAGTATTTTCAAGCGTAAGTAAAACACGTGAAATCATATTTAGCTATGGTGACATGAATATGCCCACATATATCTATAAAGAAGAAAAAGCAATTATCACAAAAATTACTTCGAGATTTAATTTACAAGGTGGCGTTATTGAGTATACTGTTAACGCCGTATCTAGCGCTGCATTAAATGGTGCCGATAGCTGAACATTTCAAGGTGGCTACGTAAAACCAAGCGATGAAATTAAAAGAATATTTAAGACAAGTAAATATAAACTACAATCACTTTTTACTGGCATGAATAATTCTAACCTAGATGCCCTTATTGCTGGTGATGATAAGTATGTTAAAGTAGAGCCAAAAAGAAATATTGCTGCATTAGACTATATCACATACTTAGTAAGCTGCATGATCCCAATTGGCTTTGTAACAGGCCAAACAGCAAGCAGTGATATCTATGTTTTAACAATGCACGATGATACAACATTTGACGATGAGTTTAAAGACTCGACTGTCGAAAAGGGGGCATATTTTAAAGTAGAAAGAGTATCCTATAAAACAAATAAATCAGATGCTTACCAAGTAGATATTGGCTTTGGTAACACTGGCACAATTGTAACTGAATTTTCAGTAGTTGATGATGAAAACTATTCATTGCTATATAATTATAGTAGTGACCTGGACCAAGACCCATATGTAAAAAGAATCGACAAAGATGGTAATTGGCAAACTATATGAGCTCCTACCGTCACGTCTAAAAATAATTCATTCATAACAAGACCTGCCGATATTACATGGTGGACTGCAGTAACTAAATATCCAATAAAAGCTACACTTACGGTTCAAGGGTTACTTCGCCCAGCAATATTAATGAGCTACGTGCGCTTAAACGTAATATTCGTAGGTGGAAGAAAACATATTGCCTCTGGTTTATATTTAGTTACACAACAGCGAGATAGAATAGATGGAAATTCCGGCTATAAAACAACGCTAAGTCTAACAAAAATTGCTGGTGATGATTCACCGGTATTCGAATAAGAACGATTAATTCGTTCTTTTTATTTTATTTAATAATAAATATATTTAATAAATTTATTTTTATAATAATATGCTAAATTATATGATCTAAAGATTTTATAAAGTTGGAGGTTGCTATAGTGAGAAGTATAAAATTCCCAAAAATGTTTAATACAAATAGCACCCGCGTTTGGAAGTCGTCTGAACACGGAGAAGCCACTAGACAAAATACTAAGCTTCTCTTACACTGTGAGCGTGGAGAATTGATTGGCGACCCATATTTTGGATTATTAATTAGACATTATTTCTTTGAACCAAATAATTATATTCTACGTGACCAAATTATTGATATGATTTATACTCAACTCGCAATATTTATTCCACAGGTTCACGTTGAAAGAAAAGATATTTCTGTATTCCAAGACAGAGAAAAAGCAAAATTATATTGTAAATTTACCGGAATAAACCAAATAGATTTTTCTCCAAATACATACACACTTGTGCTATTTGAAGAAAACGAAGCTAGCAAATAAAAGGAGATAGATAGAGCATATGATTACAGACAAAGAATTAAATGAAGTTTCTTTATCACCTACTAAAAAAGACTACTATCAAATTTGAAATGAATTAATTGACTATGCTGCTAAAATTTCAGCAAGATGGTCACCAGAATCAACTAACGAGTCTGACCCAGGCATCGTTCTTTTAAAAGCACTCGTTGCCATTGCAGATAAACTTAACTATAATATCGATAAGAATACATTAGAAGCTTTTATGCCAAGCGCTACACAGGCTGAATCAATGAGAAAACTCACAGAAATGATGGGCTACTCTATGAAATATTATCAAGCAGCCACTTGCAAAGTAACTATTACTTACAAAGATTCTAATGAAACAACATTAAAAACTTTAGGCAGCATTTACTTCCCAAAATTCGTAAACCTTAAAAATGAAGAGGAAGATAGAAACTTCGTTACTCTTGAAGAATTTACATTACAAGAATCCGAGCCAGCCAGAACTGTTGCTGCTATAGAAGGCGAACTTGTCGAATGTGAAACTGACAACGATAATATTATCTCTATGATTCACCTAGACGATAATAATAGATACATGTTACCTGAGGTAAATATCGCAGAAAATGGTATCTTTGTATTTAATATTAATGATTCTACAGAATCTGAACTTTGGAAACAAGTTTCTAATTTAAATGTTCAGCTACCAGGCACACCAGTTTTTAAATTTGGATTTGATTCTGCTGAAAATTTACCTTATTTACAATTTCCAGATGATATTAGCCAATTAATACATGATGGCTTACGTATTCGTTATATTAGAACAAATGGCTTAAGTGGTAATATAGCTGCAAGAACTTTAGTAAAACTTGAACCACCAGCAATTTGGAGCACTGCTGAAGATGAGAATATTAAGGCACTTTCTGCTGATAATTTTTCTGTTATAAATACATCAGCAGCTACTAATGGTGCTGACCCAGAATCATTAACAGCTGCTTATAATAACTATAAGAAAACAATCGGTACATTTGATACCTTAGTTACTTGCCGTGACTATATGAATAAAATATATCAAATGACAGTTAGCGATACTGATACTACTCCACTTGTTTCTAATGTTATAGTATCAGACATAAGAGATGACATTAACCGTTCATCAATTTTATGCTCTTTTAATGATTATGGAATCAGCTATACCGACTGTTCATTTGATGGTGTTTTAGGACGTGAAATTGAACACTTTGACTTATTACTTTATCCATTTAAAACAATTTATGGCTTAAATACAAAAGAAGAATACATTAACTCATTTAAGTGTAATACTGAAAATGAGGCAGAGATATATTATGAGCTAGAAGACAATAAGACTATTGCTCACAATTTTGTTCCACCAAAAGATGATGAAATTGCTTGTATTAAAAATTATTTAAGATTAAAGGCAAGAATTACGACCGTTAAAAAAGTAACTTCAACAGAAGAGGCAGCTATTTTAAGAAATATTTATAAAGCAATTTATAAAAACTTTAATAATAGAAATATTGATTTTGGTGAAGAAATTCCTTATGACACCATATTAGATGTGATAGAAACAGCTGATACTAGAATCAAAGATGTTAGCTTAGATGAACCAACTCTTTATACAAAAATTGCTACAGTTGGTGGTGCTGAGCACGAGTTGGTTACAACTGGTGAAAGAACATCTACCGCACTTACTGACGCCGATAAATATTATAACAAACTTGTGTTACGTAATGTTTTAGCAGGACGTATCGCCGCTTTCCAATACAATAATAACTTTAAAACCGGCTATGACGAACTTAGCTATGGAACAGGAACTGACCCAGTAGAATCAAAATCAGTCACATATAAAACAAACTATCCTGTAGCTGGATCTGACTTATATATTAGCAATATGAGCTCAGAATTTAAGGTTCAAGCATCAAATGTTCCAGCAGGTGGATTGACACTTAAAGAAAATGAAGTAATTCAATTTAGACTTCCAAACTTTAGAACCATAACTACATATCCTTGTTATGTAAACTATTTTATTAAATTAGATACAGCCAATAAAAGAGGTCATGTTGCAATTCCAGCAACATTTATGACATTACGTAGTTTCTTACTCTATGAAGATCAAACTATAAATAAGACTAGATTAGACAATCTTGCTAATAGCACTACATTTAGAACAGCCATTTCAAAATTAGAAGGCACTGAAAAAATTACATCAGAATCTCAATATAATACTGCTAAAAATTATTATGGCGCTTTATATACTTGGGACGGTTCTAGATATGTAAAATCAATGGTTTATGATTCTTCTGCAGAATACTATGCACTAGTTTTTAACTCAAGTTCATTTATTACTGTATTTAGATATATCCAAACATTTACTATAAATGATGTTCAGTTACAAGGTATATATAAATCACTTGGCGCAAGTATGGATTACCTTGAAGGCGCTATGGTAGACGTAAATCATGTGAAATATCAAAAAGCAGTCAGCTATGGTGGAGGAACATCAAACCCACTTGATATTTATTATGTTCAAGAAACCCACAGCACAAATGAAGAAGACTATAAATCCGGTAGATGCACTACTGATGGTTTAGGTGTAAACGCAGATTATCCAACTGTTGGCATTGATTCAGAATATCAATTATCCAGCGGGGAATACTTATTAATCAATTATACAGATTCTACAACAGACTCTGCTGGTAATGAGCAAAAAACAGTTATAAATAAATACTATGGTGAAGGCACTATCATTAAGCCTAACTTTGCGATAACAGATAGCGAGTTATATCATAAGAACCACACATATTCCAAGAAAGACGGATTTTATTTTGAAGAAAAACCAAAAACCGAAGGAATGTTTACATTAGGAACTAATGAACAAATCTGCATCAGAGATATCGTAAAAGTAGAACTTGATGAAGATGGGACAAATTTATATTGGGAATTAAACTCTGATGATCCAGATCTTTTGACAAACGAGTTTGTTTTCAATGAGCCAGACTTGGAAGGCAATGCCAATATGGCTTATACATTAAAAGAAGGCGAACATCTATATTATACAGATAGTAAGAAAAATGATATAGCCTTCTATGGAGCTGGCACATTAGTAATCAGACATGCTAATACTCCAAAGTTAACAAAGAAAACAACGGATGGAACTATTTCAGAAGAAGATATTATGACCTATGGGCTTGCAGCCAATATTCCATGGAATGCCTTTAGATTATCTACTCCATATAGTAGCATTACTATCATAGAAAATCAATATATATCTTTGACTGAGGGAGATACTTTAAAGTATATTTCGGATGTCAAGGGTGCTGAATCTAAAACAATCAATACATTTGCAGTTGATTTAGATAACGACTGGGTAAAAACTACTGCAGCTGTTTACAAATTTGCAGAAGCAGAAACAGAAAGCTATTTGCCAGAAGTAAAAGTCGGCAATATGAATTGGGCAGTTAGAAGCAGATTAGACTTTAATCTCGGACCAATTACTCCACAAACATTAAATAGTGGAGACAGCATCAAATTAAGCTTCAAATATAGAAGCTCTAACAGAGACGCACAGACTCTTGTACTAAGACCTTTAATCCATTCCGGAAAAACAGCGGTAACACCTTTAACTATCTATTCAAATTATGTATGTCAATGTGCTTATGATTCAGTAGACACCTCTGGCAAGTACTTCCGTGATTTAGGTGTAGATTATGATTTTAAATTAAAATTAGCAACATTGTCTGCCCCGGTTATTCTTGGTGAAGCCTCTGGTGATACTGGTGGTATATTAGCTTTAGATAACTATGTAAATGGCGATGCTTATTTTACAAAATTTTCATTTGAAAGCTTACCAATAAAAACCCCAACAATAAGAACAACCCCTGCATTTACTTTGAATATAAATATTCCAAGTACTGATAAGTGTGGTCTTATTATGATTCACTATAAAGACGATAACGCTGCCAAAGTAGCAAGCCATGTAAATGCAAAAATTGTTGCTACTGGCGGCAAAATTGGTCCATTCAATAAAGCTGACAGAACTTGGGCAGCTACTTATACATTAGTTCCTGGTATACAAGTCATTGAATTAGAAAAAACTGTTAAGACATTAAGTTTTTATTCCGACTACGATTCTACAGGAACAGCTGACGATCCAAAGACTGGTAGCCAAAGCACTATAATATTTAGTGATTTAAGTATCGTTACAGATATTAATCCAAAGCTTGACTATAGGTTTGATAGCAATGATGAGACTGGAAATACTACGGGTTATGCAAAATTATTAGCAGATATTGCTGCTAGCGGAATTGCTGATAAATTTTATTATAATGCCCCAATTGATAATAGCAATGCTATTGAATTAAATACTAATGTAGATGCTGATAAATTATCAAGTCCAGCTGCCTGGTATGATCCTAATAACGTTAATAATAAATTTGTAATTTCTGAAATTGATGCAGAATATCTTACTACAGGAATTGTTTTAACCAAAGCATCGAGGATGTAAAATATTATGATTAGATTACAAGATTCTACTCCATCAATATATTATACAGAGTCAAGAGACTTCCAATTCATTGGGCGTCTTTATGATATAGTTTTAAATTCCATAAAAACCAATGCGGATAATCTTTATAATATTCCTATTAATGAAAATATGGATGAGAAATTATTAAACCTATTATCATTAACACTTGGCTTTCAATCAAAACATCATTACAATTCTAAACAATTAATGGCTTTATGCAGCGTGTTACCAGAAGTTTTAAAAAGTAAAGGAAGTTTAAAAGCAATCACTACTGCGGTTAATGCTCTTTTACAAGCAGAAGGAATAAAGCAAAGCTTAGATCATACTATTGTTCCTAAAAAAGAGATAGTATTGTATTTATCACAGTATTTATCTGATCTTAATTTGTTAAAAGATTTATTAACTTATATTTTACCAGCAGGCATTGGCTGCTCTATGGTAAAAGAATTAAGTGCAAGAACAAATATTACTACTGAGCTTACCACAGAAGATGTTGTTAATGTTTATCAAGATAAAACAGATACTGAACTCGGTCAGGTCTTACAAATCAGAGATGCTGCTGTCAGAGCAAATATGTTAGACGCTCCACGTGATACATCAGGTATTTTAGTAAATACTACTGTTCAAAGTATGGGCCTTTCTGAGTTACAACCACCAGAAGTATCGCTAAGTGGACATGAGCTCACAATTAGCGGGGCAGACGAGGCAGATGCTTTTGAAGTATATGCTGATGGCAAACTATACAAAACAGTTAAAAACACAAATAATTAATGGAGGCTCTATATGGAAGAAAATTTAAAAGAACAAAGAGACGTTAAAAGTTCTTTGGACAGCTTAAAATATGCCGGGGACATAAAAGTAAGTCTTGTAAAAAATCAAAGAGTATTGTCTACTAAAGTATATCACAATACTGGTTGCAGTAATTTATTTGAATTTTTATCAAAATGCTTGTCTGGTTACTGAACTGACGCAAAAGATTTACGCCCTTGCCGAGTCGTTCTATTTAAAATAGGAGAGGGTGAAGAGCTCTTTGACAGACAAACACATGAAAAAAAATTTAATCCAGAATATTGGTCAGACACTGAACGTGCATCAACTAAAATATTTTGTGATGGAGCTGTTAAAACTGGTGCTATTACGGAAAATGGAATAGTGAATGGCTATTATGCAAATTATCATTTTAGAGTGCCATATCTCTGTTTAATTGATGGAGCTGATATTTATAAAATGGCGCTATATCCTGATGTAACTTCAGACTTAACAAGAGAAATGAGCGCATATTATATTCTTGATGAAGATAGTCCAATTCACGTACCTGTTGGTGGTGGAAACTTTACAATCATTATTGATTGAACACTAAAAATAACTAACATGGCAAAAAATTAAGGAGATATAAAATATGGACACAAATTTAGTTACTATTGAAAATAGCTATTTACCAATAGCCACGACATTTATTAGAAGTAAATGTAAAAATTTTCCCATGTGCTTATAGAGGCTACTATAGCGCGGCAAACGGCTCTAAAGTATTTGACCCAGAAGCTAGAGGTTTTACTGAGTATAACTACAGTAATATCTATAGCAAACCAAGTATAAGTAAGGAAAGCTTTGTTATTTCTTGGGAAACATTTGGAAAACTTGATACTGATAATTATCATACTTTATTAAAGTGTGTTATTGGTGGTTACTATTTTGAAATTAAAGATTTATTTCCTGAAGATTTCTGGGATAGCGAAAGAAACAAAAGAAAAGTGCTAGCTCTTCGTGTTGAAGAAATTACACTTGCAACTTCCGACGAAACAGCTGATGGAACTAGAACATCCAAAGTTATTGACTCTCTTTGTGGAACAGATTTTTATCTTGATGTTGAAAGAAATAATATTTATATTTTTGCTGGTTTAACTGTAATAGAAGAAGAAGCAGCTTCTACCAGCACATCATTCTCTTATTGGTTAGCTCCATTCAAAAATACCGCTTCTACTGGAAAACCTGCTGTTATTGAATTTAACTGGGAAGCACAAAGAATCGGTGAAGTCTTAGATATTGGTCCAGGTAGATATTCTTTACAATCTTTTGGAGAAACAAATGCTGCTGGAACAGAATCAGACACAAGCCTTGCAAGTGGCGATTACTCCTTAGCTCTTGGACGTGCTACTACAGCATCTGGTGATTCTGCTACTGCTTTAGGTCAAAATACTATTGCATCTGGCAAAAGATCTTTTGCACTAGGAGATAGAGCGGTTGCGGACGGTGAAAATTCCATTGCCGTTGGAGTTGGCACACTAACTAGATCTGCAAATCAAATAGCAATGGGTGCATGGAATAAACCGGGTACTAGTTACTTATTAATGCTTGGAAATGGTTCTTCATCTGCAAGACGTAATGTCTGGGCTGTATGCACTGATGGAACTATAGAATCCGAAGGTGGATTATATATAGAAGGAGCTGCTACATTTAAGAATACCGTATCTATTGAAAAGAAGTTAAGCATTAATGATGGTATTGAAGCGAATGGATCACTTACTGCAAAAGGTAGCATTACTGTTAATAAAGCCAGTACCATAAATACACTTTATCTTGGTAATGAACTAAAAGGCTGCAGTGGTGCAATATATGTATACAGCAACAAAGCTAATGCCTATGTTTTTAAAGCTACAGAAAACGGCAGTTTCATTAAAGATGGCCTAGAAGTTTCTGGAGGCATCAAAGCAGCTAAAGTTGGAGAAAGCAAACTTCAATTAGGTTCAAACGTAACAGGCTACTGCGGCAGTTTAGACATTTACGGCGAAAGCACAACAAAAGTATTCGAAGTCACAAAAGGTGGTGCTGTTTACGGCGCTGGAAGACTAAGAGCTGAATCATTATACGCAGATACTTGGGTTATTGCTTCATCAGGAATAAACTCTTATGGACAATTAACCGTTTATGATGGTGGTGCTTCTATTACAGGCTCAACAAGTATTAGTGGTAGATTAACAGTATCCACAGGCGGTGCAGCAATAACAGGTGATTCAACAATTACCGGCAAACTTAGAACAACTGATGAAATATCGATTGGAACGGCAAGTAATAAAGTAGCTATAATAACAAGCACTGGTAGTATTTCTGGCACTGGAAGTTTTACCTTAAAGAGTAGCGCCGGAACTAGTATATTTGACGTAGCCAGCTCCGGAGAGGTTAATACTATTGGCAAAGTTACTGCAACAGGATTTAAAATCGGCTCTAATGTAACTATGAGTTATCTATCATCCGATAAATTATTAGATATTACAAAAGGCATTAGATTAGGCGGGGGATTATTATTAAGTGGAGCCATTAAGGTTTACGAACTAACAAGCGCTGGCAAACAGACAGATGATTGGTCTGTAGCATCAGTAGCAAAAACTGAGAAAGCATCTATTGATACCTCTGGAAATGTATCTGTTGCTGGAACTGTGTCTGCAGGCGGCAAACTCACAATTAAAGCTGGTGGAGCAGATATAACCGGTGCAACGAAGATAAGCTCTACAGCAGAAATTGGCGGTAAGCTTACTGTTAAGACTGGTGGAGCTGAAATTACTGGAGCAATGACTACTTCTTCTACAATTGCAGCCGGCGGAGAAGTTTCTGCGCCTTCCTTTGCAATTAGCTCTGATATTAGAAGAAAGACAAATATAAAATCTTATAAATGCGAAAAATCAATATTAGATTTAGATGTAAAAGAATTTGAATATATTAATGATGATACGCATACAAAACATATCGGATGTATCGCACAAGAATTACAACAAATTTGTCCAGAGCTTGTGCATATAGATCCAGAAGGATATCTTACTGTCGCTGAGACTAAATTAGTTTATTTATTACTACAAGAAGTAAAAACACTAAAACAAGAAATTAAAGAACTCAAAGGAGAATAGTGACTATGGGCGAAAGATATAAAAGCAGCAACGGAAAGAATGCTTTTGCAGATTTTGAGCCATACCGCTGTGGCAATCCATGTCCTGATATAGACCATTTTAAGCCTTTAGGCACTGCTACTGAGCGCTATCAACACTCAGCTGCTAATGGATTTTCTCAAGATGCTACAGCTAATGGTTATAAGATAAATGGCTCT